CGAAGGCCTCAACCTGGGCGATCTGCTGAAGTACGAAGCGCCCAATCTCTACTCGCGCGATCAGGTCACCGTCGGCGCAGGCCAGAACCTGCCGTTGGGTGCGGTAGTCGGTCTGGTGACCGCCACCGGCAAGGTCAAGCAGATCGACCCCTCGGCCACCGACGGCAGTCAGTACGCCGCAGGCGTGCTGATGCAGGCCGTCGACGCCACGCTGATCGACCGTGAGGACGGGCTGATGCTGGCCCGTCACGCCATCGTCGCCGATCACGCCCTGGCGTGGCCAGCCGCCATCACCGCCGCAGAAAAGCTGGCTGCCATCGCACAGCTCAAGAGCCTCGGCATCCTCGTTCGCAAAGGAGTCTGACCATGAACAACGTTTTCGAGAATCCCGCGTTCTCGATGTCGGCGCTGACCGCCGCTATCAACATCCTGCCCAACAACTACGGGCTGATGGAGAGCATGGGGCTGTTCCCGGCCAAGCCGGTGCGCTTCCGTTCCGTGGTTGTCGAGGAGAAAAACGGCATCCTGACGCTGCTGCCGACGATGCCGGTCGGCTCGCCCGGCACTGTGGGCAAACACGGCAAGCGCAAGCTGCGCTCCTTCGCCATTCCGCACATCCCGCACGACGACGTGGTGCTGCCCGAGGAAGTGCAGGGTATCCGCGCCTTCGGTTCGGAAACCGAGCTGCAAACCGTGGCCTCGGTCATGGCCGAGCACCTGCAGACGATGCGCAACAAGCACGCGATCACGCTCGAGCACCTGCGCATCGGCGCGCTCAAGGGCGTCATCCTCGACGCCGACGGTTCCGTGCTCTACGACCTGTTCGATCTGTTCGGGATCACGCCCAAGGTGATCAATTTCCAGCTGGGCAACGCCGGCACGGACGTCAAGAAGAAATGCCTGGAGCTCAAGCGCTACCTCGAGAAAAACCTCAAGGGTGAGCGCATGACCGGCGTCCACTGCCTGGTGTCCGAGGAATTCTTCGATGCGCTGACCAGCCACGAGAAGGTCGTCGCGGCCTACGAGCGCTGGCAGGACGGCGTTGCGCTGCGCTCCGATCTGCGCTCGGGCTTCACCTTCGGCGGCATCACCTTCGAGGAATATTCGGGCGAGGCCAGCGACGGCGACGACAACGTCCGCCGCTTCATCGCCGCCGGCGAAGGCCATGCCTTCCCGCTGGGCACGGTGGACACCTTCGCCACCTACTTCGCGCCGGCTGACTTCAACGAGACGGCGAACACGCTGGGACAGCCGCTCTACGCCAAGCAGGAGCCGCGCAAGTTCGACCGGGGCACCGACATTCACACCCAGTCCAACCCGCTGCCGATGTGTCACCGGCCTGCGGTGCTGGTGAAGGTGCTGGCGTCCTGATGCTGGCCGTCGAGCTGTTCTACGAATCGGCCCGCAATGCCGGACTGCTGACCGCCGTCACGGTGGCGGGCAGCACCGTGCACTGCGCCTTCCGTGCCCCGGACGAAACCGTGCTGGATGGTTTTGCGCTGTCGCGGGACTACCAGATCGACTACCCGGCGTCCTGGCTGACGCTGGCTGCCGGGGACACGGTCGAGGTGGCAGGCAATACCTATCAGGTGCGCGACGTGCGCGCCATCGGCGACGGCGCCGAGCGTCGCGCCTCGCTCACTCAACTCTGAGGAACTTCCCATGACAAAACGACAGGACTGGCGTTTTGCACGCTCGCAGGGCGCCCGCAAGGGTGGTGCACAGGGACGTACGCCATGAACTCCGTCCGCGAGCGCGTCTTGCGGGAGATCGTCGCACGCCTGGCATCTGCGATTGCACCGACACCGGTGCTACGCATGCCTGCCGTGCCGGTCACCCGCGAGGCCAGTCCAGCGCTGCTGCTGTTCGTCGATGGCGACAACATCACCGCCCACGCCAACCACCTTGTCGACCGGCTGCTGATCGTCCGGCTTGCCGTGGTGGCACGCGGTGCGGATGCCTTCGACGTCGCCGACCAGGCGCTGGTCGCAGCCCACGCGGCCATGCTCGCCGACCCGAATCTCTCCGGTCTGGCCATCGCCGTGCGCGAGATCGACTGCGAATGGGAGTTCGACGACGCCGACGCCGGGGCCGTGCTGCTTCCCGCTCGCTACGAAATCCGCTACCGCACCCACGCCATCGACCTCACCCAAACAGGATGAACCCATGCATATCGAACTACTGAAACCTCATACCCACGCAGGCAAGCGCCTCTCCGTGGGTGATCGCCTTGATCTGAATGACGCCAGCGCCCGTTGGCTGATCGCACAAGGCACGGCCAAAGCGGCCACCCCAGCCACCGATTCCAAACCCACCCGCCGTGATGCCACGTCCGGTGTTTCCACAACTGCAGCCACCCAAGGAGACTGAACATGGCTTACTTTTCCGGACAAGGCCGCGTCTACATCGGCGCACGCGATGCACTCGGCAACCCGGCAGGCCTCACCTTCGTCGGCAACGTGCCCGAACTGAAGGTGTCGCTGTCGGTCGATACCATCGAGCACCAGGAAGCGCAGTCGGGTCAGCGCCTGACCGACCTGCAACTCATCAAGACCAAGAAGGGCGAGTTCGCCTGCACCTTGGAAGAGCTGATCGCCACCAACCTGGCGCTCGCGCTCTACGGCACCACGACCACGATCACCCCCGGTACGGTGACCGGCGAGCTGCTGCCCAACCCGGTCACGCCGGGCAGTCTGTACCCGTTGGCCATGCAAAACGTGTCAGCGGTGCAGATCCAGGACTCCGATGCCACGCCCAAGACGCTCCCGGCCAGCCAGTACAGCGTCAATGCCAAGCACGGCTCGCTAGTGGTGCTCGATGCCACGTCGGGCGGTCCGTACACCGAGCCGTTCACCGTCGATTACGCGTATGGCGCGGCGCAGAGTACGGCGATGTTCACCCAGCCCTTGCCCGAGCGCTGGATTCGCTTCGAGGGGCTCAACACCGCCGACGGCAACCGCGAGGTGGTGATCGACCTCTACCGCGTGGCCATCAACCCGGCCAAGGAACTCTCGATCATCACGGACGAACTCTTGAAGTTCGAGCTGTCGGGCCAGGTACTGGCGGATCTGACCAAGCCGGTCGGTGGTGATCTCGGTCAGTTCGGCCGTCTGGTGCTGCTGTGATGGACGGCTTCAAGACCTTCCCCCCTGAGCCTGTGGTCGTGACGCTGTCCGGCACCGCGCTGGAACTGACGCCAATCCGGCTGGGCGAGTTGCCACGGCTGTTGGCCGTGGTACGCCCGCTGGCCGAGGAGATCAGCAGCGATCCGGACTGGATGGCGCTGCTGGGGCGGCACGGCGATGCCGCGCTGGATCTGCTGGCGATCACCACCCGGCGCGAACGCGCGTGGATCAACGACCTGTCGCTCGACGACGCCGTGCAACTGGCCGCCGCCGTGTTCGAGGTCAACGCGGATTTTTTCGTGGCGCACGTCGTCCCGGCGATTCAGGGCGCGGCCCAGCGACTCGCCCCGACGCTGCGCTCGCTGACGAACTCGGGTGGGACGCTGCCGTCGCCCGCCTGATCCGCGCCGGTCACCGCCTGGGCGACGTGATGGCCTACACGCTCACGCAGGCGCAAGCCTTTCTGGATGCCGACGGACAGATCGAACGGCAGCAACTTGCCCAGCTGCTCGGCATTCATGCCGTGGCAGCCCAGGGCGAGAAGCGTGGCATTGAACAACTGCAACGCGATCTGCTCAAGGACTGACCCATGCGTCTCTCGCTCACCACCACCGGCTTGTTGGACCCGCGCCAGTTGGCGGCGTGGAGCACCGAGCGGCGTCGTGCCATCCACACCGCTGTCGCCAAGGGCATGCAATCGGGCGGGCGTGAAGTGCGTGATGCGGCGCGATCCGAGATGCGCAGTGCCTTCACCGTCAAGCGCAACAGCTTCATCTCCTCGATGGGCGTGAAGGTGTTCGACAAGAAGCCGGAGCAGCTGCCCGCCTTGCTGGTGGGCAGCAAGATTCCTTGGCTCGGTCTGCATGAAAAAGGCGGCACGGTGAGCGGCAATTTGCTGATACCGCTGCTGCCCGGGCGCATCGGCCCAAAGCGCTTCAAGGCGGTCATTGACGGCCTGATGCGCTCGGGCAATGCCTTCTTTATCGAGAAGAACG